TCACCACCAGGCATTAAAGCATTAGCAAAACGCATTAGACCAGGATCATTCATTTTCATTTTTACTCGTTCTGCTTGTAACATTCTTTTTAATTTATCTGTATATTCTGTTCTTACTTTTTCAGCTTCTATGTAATTACCAATGCCCATGTTATCAGTCTTACCACCTGTATCACCACCTACATCAAATCCAATACGACCACCTCTTGCTGCGTATACAGTTTCACCTTCACCAATATGACCTGCTTGAAATAAAGCGGTATCTATCTCTTCGTTACTGTATCCTGCAAGACCCATGTATTGTTTGTAAGCCGCGATTCGCGCTTGTCTGTCCTCTTCTACTGAAGCGCGTTGATCTGCACTAAGCTGATCTAAATACTCTTGATATCTTCTTTCAGCGTCTTTCAATGCATCTGCTGCATTTTTCATCTGTGACGGTGTTTGACCCACTTGTGCTAAAGTAGCTGTAGATAATAATTCTTGTCCAATATCTTTTAACGGCGTTGCGGATGTCCCTACTCCTGCAAAATCAAACGGTGTTGCAAAGTCACTAGCGCTTTTTAAAAAATCGGATTTAAAATAATTACCCTTACCCGGAAGGGCTCCCCCTGCATCAATAATAGCTTGTTCGTATGCTTGAGAAGTGGGAAAACTAGTTCGGTCAATATTTTGTCCTATATCTATTCTGTCTTGCAATGCTTCTTTAATACCTCCTGGTTTGCTAGTATCAATTGTTCTTGCTCTAGGATCTCTACCACCTAAAAATCCTGACTCAACATTTTTTAAACCACCAAGTATACCTGACATACCTGCGCTTAAATAATCTGTATCTCTGTCCTCGTCTGATCCGTATAATAGCTTTTGCATAAGTAGGTCAGTGCCAGCGGCACCAAGAAAACCACCTGCAATTCCACCAGCAAAAGGTATTGAAGTGGCCGCAAGCGTACCTACGTAGGGTTTAATCTCGTTAGGTATTATGTCATCTAAAAAATCTGATACTTTATCGAATGGATTACCGGCCATGTTTTTCCTTATTGTTACTGTGATAGTGCAAGTCGCCTAGGCTTGAAATAAGGCTTTTGTCTAATTTACTGTCTTTTACCATAAATTGCAACTACGATTCTGATCCTATATCAGGCATTTTAGCGACCTTTATGTAAACACTTCTAGAGATGTCTTCTCTTTTTGTGTCTGTATCAGGGTTGTCAACATCAGCGTCACCCTCTGCATCAGAGTTATACTCTTTGTTAGTCTTAATGTTTTTTAATACCACAGTAGTGTCAACCTTTATTTGAGCTATCTTCTTATCGCCCTCGTATAGCCATGCTACTGATCCTGGTTCTTCAAATGACATAGTTCCTCCTTACTGAAACTCTCTTTTTATTTCTAAATAAGAACAAACCACATGCAAATCATTTGCATTTTCAGCTTGTACTTTTAACTCTTCATCTTCATTCATAACCAACGAGTTGGTCAATAGTTCTACTGTAGTTTTAGCAGATATATCTTTTTGTTTAAATAGACTAAATACAGTATTACCTGTGTTTAGTAGGGTAACTGTTATTTCACACGCATTACTGGCATCATCGTTTGACACCAAGATTGACTTTACAATAGCTGTGCTTTCTGCAGGCACAGTGTATAGAACTGTATCGTTTGTGGTTGTAAGATCTACCTTTGAATTTTTAAAACTATTTGTCATTATGAAAAAAAGAATGCCTCCTGCTCTTGTTCGTCTTTCAACACTTGTTGGTATGTTGTGTTTAATTGATCAACCACACCTGTAACAGCTCTGTTAATTTGTCTTTGTGTACTGACTTCGTAATCATCTTTTGGTTCTGGTAATCTAACTATTATTCTTGACATTATCTACCTCCATCTGGTTTTACATCCAACATCAAAGTTCCGTATCTCCACGACTCATTAGCTGCAGTGTTGGCTATTTGCACACTAACATATCTACCCCTAGCTCTTGTATCTTTTTTAGTAGTAGCTGACGTAATTGTAAAAGGACTGTTTGTAGACGATGTTTCTGTTTGTGACGGAAATCTTTTTACAGATAAAGTTACGTTTGCATTGCCATTTAAGTTTTTAAAGTCAGGTATAAACCTGCTTACGGATACAAATTTTTCACCAGGC